AAAGATTGCAGCTGAACCAGTTGGAGGCGGGTGAGGTAAGGGAAAGCCTTAATGGTCGCATGGAGGGCTTCTGGAGGCCGCGCAAGAGCGTAGTCTCTGTTAGCCCTGTGTTAACTACTGGAGGCACTCCGTTGAACCTTCCGTTCCATGTGCTTGTGGTTCAAAAGACCATCACCAGCGTTACTCGTTCTGGTACGACAATCACGGTTACGGCTAACTCTCACGGGTTTACCAATGGTGATTCCGTGTACATTTCTGGCGTTGGATACACTACTGGTTCCGATCCAAATGGGACATTCGTTATTGCCGGGGTAGCCACAAACACATTCCAGTACACGCTTGCTGGTGCTGATGGAGCTTACACTACGACTGCAAGCACGACCGCTGGGAACATAACCCATAATTTTAGAGCAATCACCGCTGTGTCGTATTCCGCTGATGTGGTAACTATCACCGTGGCTGGACATGGTTTGGCTATTGGGGTGGCTGGCAACCTTACGGTTAGCGGCATTACCTTTACTGGCACGAATAACAATGGGGTTAAGGCTGTAACTGCGGCTACCGTGGACACATTGACCTTTCCTGTTACTGGGGTGACTGCTGTGGCACTAGGGGCGACTCCAAGGATTACCCAGATCGACATTAACGATGCCGCCGCCAGCGATGTGTTGGCATCCTGCATGTTCTCTGACCCTAACGAGTCCAACAAGGAATACATTATTGTTGCGCTGGAGACTCTGGCGAAGAAGATCGACCTTTCTACGACACCCTACACAGCAATGACTATCCCGTATCCCGTGGGAGCCACCGTTGGGAGTAACTGCGATATGTTGCAGTGCTTCGACAAGGTAATGATCATGCGGGATGGGAAACAAGCTCTTGAGTGGTATCCTAACGGCAGGGCTATTCTTTCTGCGTCACAGAGTGGAACCACCGTTACAATGCAGGTTCGTGAACACGGGCTTACTGCTGGCACATCCGTGGTAATTACAGGACTAACTGGTGGCACTCCAGCGAATGGAACATTCACCGTCTTGTCTTCTGGGCTAACCCAAGACCAATTTCAGTACACCTTTACTACAAGTCAGACCCAGACCTTTGGGGTGACCGCCGCCATTATGACTGATGGGTTTACCTTGTCCCCCGGTGGTGCTTACACCCAGCCACAGGTTTTCAACATCCAAGCCAAGGATGTAGATGTAGTTAGTGGACTTGTTTCTGCCCAAGTTGTTGGGAATACGACAATTCTTGCTGGTGATACAATTATTGTTTACTCAACAGCCACTGCTGATTTTCAAGCCATGCTTGGTAATTCCTACCAAGTGGTAAATGCTACCACCACGCTTATCGAATGGTATGCCCCTATCGGGAACTACAATACCTCTGCATCTGATATATTCGAGTTCGGTGGCAGGTTCTCTGCTGGCGGTGGGTTCATGCACCAACCGGGTGCGCCTTGGGCTACCTACTTCCAGCGCAGGTTGTTCGTTCCGTTCTACTACTCCCAATCTGGCGCTTTTAGCGCACCAGTCTACACTAGCAGGAAGATTTCCGACGAAATCGCGGTTTCCGACCTACTAGACACTACGACCTTCGACCAGATCGAGAATCAATTCCGTATTACTGGCGGTACTGCCGACTACGTGGTGGCAATGCACGGGTTCTACGACGATGCTTTAGTAGTGTTAAATCGAAACAGCATTCACCTTGTGGCGCGGACTCAAGGAAGCCTGTCTGACACTGTGGTCAAGGAGCTTACTGGCGAGGTTGGGTGCTTGGCTCGCAAGACGGTGGTCATGCAGGCTAACAACATGCTATTCTTGGCCGACGAGGGCATTTACGGGCTTACCTTCCTCAACGATTACAACCTTCGTGGCACGGAGGAACCACTTTCCAAGAACATTCAGCCGTACATTGACCGCATTAACAAGAACCTTGCTGACAAATCGGTAGCAGTTTACTTCAACAACCGCTATTACATCGCAGTCCCGCTGGATTCTGTGGCTGGAGGCAACGATGCCCGTGGGAATAACGCAATTCTGATCTACAACTTCTTGAATAAAGGATGGGAGTCGCTGGACACCTACGGAGATTCTAGGTTTTTGATTAAAAACTTCATCACGGCAAGTGCTGGGGTGCGGAATAACCTGTATGCCGTTAGCGCAAATGGCGGATTGCACCAGATTGACGCTTCCGACTCATCCACAGACCGCTTGAGCGTTACGAATGAAAGCACAGATGTAGTTACCCCCACGATTAACTCGTATGTGACCAGCCGTGGGTACGACTTTAAGACCCTTGAGCGCAAGAGGTTTACTGATGCCCAAGTGCAAATGCAGAATCTAGCTGGTGAAACTGGCGAGTATGACATTGCGTTTGCTACTGAAGACCCAGACTCAGCAGAAAGCATCGGAACTACCACCACATTCCTTGGTGGCCAGATTCTATCACCCAGCAGTCCAAACGAGGCTGAAACCGCAAGTATCCGGTGCAGACTTGGTGGTCAGCGTGGCTATACTGGGACTATCACATTGACAAGGATTATCGGTTCACCTAAGATCCACTCTATTCAAGTGGCGGGTTCCATCACTAACAGACAAATTCTATCACAAAAATAATATGGGCGTTGTAAATACAACCTACACATTCTCTGGGACTGACACAATTACCAGTTCCAAGCTGAATAACATCATTGATGATACGACATTTACCAGCGATGCAATCCAAGGGACTACCTTGCAGGTTGTGTCTCCGGGTAAACTTGCCGTGTCTGCTGGTGGTATTACTTCTAATGAACTAGCAAGCCAATCAGTTACCCCAGCAAAATTGTCTAATTCTGATTTTGGTGACTTTACTGTTTCTGGTGGTGTAGCCACGATTGATAATGGTGTAGTAACTCCAGTAAAATTAAGCCAACCACTTACATCTGCAACCGCGCAAAATAGCACAAGTGGGACAAGCATTGACTTTACAGGTATCCCATCATGGGTTAAGCGGATTACTGTGATGTTTAATGGGGTAAGTACAAGTGGAAGTTCTATAGTTCAAATTAGATTAGGAACTTCTGGTGGAATTGTGGCTACTGGATATTCTGGTAGGGGAGATAGATTTTTAAGTACATCAACGGCTATTAATGTTTTTACAGCTTCTAATAACTCAACCGGGTTTAATTTAGAAAATTCACTCGTTAGTGGAGCAGCTTCTTCAAGAAGTGGTCTTGCCACTATTACTCTGATAAATGGGAATACATGGGTGTTGCAATCATATTATGGGGTAGCTGCTGGTGAATCTGCCGCTGGTACTGGAGTATTAGATCTCGGTGGCACTCTAGACCGCCTCCGCATTACCACCGTCAACGGCACTGACACCTTCGACGCAGGATCGGTGAACATCATGTATGAATGAACCAGCACCTAGCTAAAGCAATAGCAATATATGAACAAGAAGACATCGACTTCCAACAACTTCTCACATGGCACTTATGTCATGGCATTGTTGTTTGCGATATGGATTGTTTTGCTTTTGGCTTTAGCTCGTTCAGTGAAAACCCAACTCAAGCAGTCCATGTCGACGATGGTGACACCTTGTTCGTTACATTTACCACAGGAGCCATGCGTGGGGCGTTACGCAAATATATTCAAAACTACGACTTTATTGCGTTTCAGCGAAGTTTTAAAGGAAGTGACCGCGTGAGAGTCAACGATATCTACAAGTTTTATTCAAAGTTAAAACAAAGTTAATAATATGGGAAGTAAACCTAAATCAGTCCAAGCCCCCCAAGCCAACTACTCACAAGACATTGGGCAAATGCTCTCGGCGTATCGCAAGTCGATGCCGGGCATTCTTAAATTTGAGCAGCAATATCGCCCACAGTTTCAAGACCTCAATCTTCAGGATGTTTCCCAGTTCGGACTGGGTTTGCTTGGCATGTCTCCAGAGTTTACCCAACAAACGGCACAGCAACTTGGGGCAGCGCGTGAGGCTGAACTAGGTCAGATGACTGGGCAGGCTGGGTTTACCCGTGGATTGATGGCTGGTCTATCACCCGAACAGGCGAGTGCAGTACAACAGGCACAACAAGAGTCACAACGCGCATATGCCTCAGCTCAAGGTGTAACGCCACAGGAGCGGCGCATGTATCAGCAAACCGCCAGAGAGGGCGCACAAGCCGCTGGTCGTGTTGGTGGAAATGCCGCTATCGCCTCTGAGATCATGGGCCGTGAGGACATCATGGCGCGGAAGCGAGCAGAAGCGGCACAAGCAGGACAACAAGCGTTCAATCTTGCAGGTCAGTTCTACACCGCACCGGGGCTTCAGCTTCTTGGAAGCCAGCCTCTTTCCTACCAAGTTGGCAACCAGATGATGGGCCTTGGCCTTGACGCAATCGGTGCTGGTAAGCCTCAACTCTTTGATGTTGGGTCTGCGCTTAACCTTGGTGCGGCACAAAGGCAGAACATTATGGGCGCAAATGCAGCAAACGCGCAAGCACGGGCCTCCTACTCATCTGGTTTGTTTGGAGGTATTGGGTCTGCTGTTGGTGGCATTGCTGGAGGACTTGGTGCAATGGGAAGCACAGCAGCAGGAGCGGCACTTATTTAATGACAAAACTTGAAAAAACAAAACAGCTAATTGCCTCTGGCGCAAAACACTTCCCAAAAGGAATGATTTGTTGGTCTGGTGGCAAGGATAGCATGGTTTTGTTGCATGTCATGCGAGACATGGGAATTGAACTGCCATTAGTATTTTTCAGAGAACCATGGCAGCCGTGGAAATACAAGTTCCATGATAAAATCGTGCAGGATTGGGAGTTGCTCGTTTACTCATGGCATCCTTATCAATCGGCCTTTCAACAAGAAGGCGATGAGTGGGAGGTTCAGAATCACTACAGGGTAAACTCAACGATCTTAACTTGCCCAACTGGAATTACCGAACCAACAAGTGATACCAAGTTTGCTTGTGCCTTAGATATCCTTAAGCGTCCAAAGCAGCATTACCTTGAAGTGCCAGCATTTGATTGCCTGTGGATTGGTCATAAAGGATGCGACTCAGACCCAATCCTAGGTGGTGACGCTGGAACAAGAATTGAATCAAGGGTTCTGACCGAGCAAGCCACGATGATGTTTCCACTTCGTGATTGGACCCATGAAGATATATGGGATTACATTGAGGCAAACAATGTTCCATACGATGAGGATCGTTACGAGAAACTCAATGGGGTCTGGGGGGAAAAGATAGACAAACGCCATAATGTTGATTATGTTCATGCCTGTACTAGCTGCATTAATCGAAACCCACAATCACCCAAATTTGTATACTGCCCAAAACTAAGCATGACCATTGAAAATATTTCCTCTCTTGTCCCTTGGGCGGATCAAGAAAAATTAAGTTACATGAAAGACTAATAATATGCCATACGGACAAGGACAAATGCTAGGAGCGGGTGTAGACCCACGGATGTTTGTGCAGGATTACTCTGGCTTCACAAGGGCTGCGGAGATCCAAGCACAGGGAATGCAGAATTTGGGTGAAGGTATCGGGAAGGCTGCAACTCAAGTAAGCGACTACTTCAAGGAGCAGGGGGAAAAGAAAAAGCAGGTTAAGATGGCATCAACTCAAATTGACGCTGCTCTTAAACTTATGCCGGAACTCGCCCCAATCCTTGGAGATGTTGGTAATAGACTCAAGGACGAGGATGTCTCGTTGACAGATAGATTCGCAGACGCATCAGTTGTCCCCGATCTTATCAAAAACAGCATGAGCGGATTCATGAGCCAGCAAATGATGAACCTTCGCCAACAGAAGTTTGCTGCATCTCAAGCCCAGGCATCTGGAGGAGGTACTTCTGGTGGGGCGGCTTCCACATCAAGCGCAAGTTCATCCAATATTAACCCATTTACTGGACAACCTTATTAACATGGCTGAACAAATTCAATCCTTATCAAGTCTCCTCCCAGAGGCCGCTCCATTCCGCGAAACATTTAGACAAGCTGATGTTTTGATAGCTGATTTGAAGGCTAGTGGATATAAAGAACAGGCCGACGATTATCGAAATAGTATAATTTCGCAAGTTCAGCTTGGAAAGATGGCAAAAAACCCGCAAGAGGTTAAAGCGATTGCTGACAATATTCAAAATATTTTCGGTGGACTTAAGTCCTTATCTAAAACATCCCTTGAAAAACAACAACAAAATGAACCATATTCTGTCTTGACGCCGCAAGAAGAAATCCAATTGTTTGGAAAAGATGTAGAAGAACCACTTCAAAGGCAAGGAAAGGGCGGCAAGATTGAGCCTATTGCAGTTAGAAACTACGCAAGTCCTCAAGAATCATTTAGGCTTGAACAGCTTAAGGCGGCAGACCAGTCATTAAGCGATGTAAAAAAACAAGCCGAATCATTTTTAAAAGTCACCCCAGAATTAAATCAGCTTGGTCGACTTCTAGACGCTGGGATTCAAACTGGAAAATTCCAAAACTTAGTGCTACCATTGAAACAATTTGCTGAAGATGTTGGCTTTCCTGTTGGTGATGTTGCAAATCAAGAGCAATTCAGAGCGTTATCCGGCCAATTGGCATTAACATTTGGACAACAATTAAAAGGAAGCATGTCAGATGGTGACAGGGCCTTACTTGTTGATAGAATATCTCCATCTGTTGCTACTTCGCCAGAAGGCAATAAAATGATTATTGCGTTTTATAAAGCTGGTGCTGAAAAAAATAAAAAAATTAGAGATGCTATTCTTCAAGGTCGCAAAAAAGGACTTGACCCATACGAGATTGAAGAAAAAGTTAATGAAATAGTTGATAGTGATTTTATTGCAGATCAAGTTAAAGCTCAATTTCCACAGTTACAAGAACAAGGTCAGCAAGCTACCCAACCTCCAACAATTAACTACACACCAGATGCTCAAAATGCTCTTGAAAGGGCTAGAGCATTGCAGCAGAAAAAATAAATGGCAAACGGCAAATTAGATGAAGAGTTTAAGCTGAAGTTTGATGAAATCAACTCAGCAATGGCTGCTCTTGGTGGTGCATTGTCAACTGCCGAGCAATCTGGGGATCAAGGCGCAGTATCTCAAATTACATCTGACATCTTAGCTCTTGAAGGAGAGGCAGCCAGGTTGCAACAACAACAAATTGAAATTCAATCTCAACAAACACAGCCAGAAATTGATTCAAGACAGGCTGCTAGAGAATCACTTGCTGCTGGAGACTACAAAGTTTACGAAGACCAACCAAATGTAAGGGTCAGCTCACTTTATGGACCTGGCTTAATGGCTGCTGGTGCAATCCCAAAACAAAACAAAAAAGAAACTGAAAAAAATCTATCTACTCAGATTGCCCAAGCTCTTGGTGTATCAAATGAAAATGTGGACTTGCAAGAAGGCTTGCCTGTGTCCGATAGAATTGCCTTAGACTGGTTTCAAAATCCAGAATTAAAAGCCGAGTACATAAAAAAGAACTACCCAGATAGTTCCGAAGCATTAGTTGTTGATGGGGAACCTGTTTTCGCGGTACAAACAAATGATGGTAAGATTTCGTTGTCTACTGGGTCTGGCGGTGCAATTGAAAACGCTTTGGCAATAGGCGGCGGACTGGCCTCCGAGGTTTTCCCAACGCTCTCGGCGGTTGGGGGAGGGGTTGCAGCCACTCCAGCTGGAGGCGGTGCTGGTAGTTTTGTAACTGGCCCACTTGGAGCAATGGCTGGATATACCGTTGCTGGAACGGCTCAAGATGCCGTTGTTCAATGGCTAACTGGAGTAGACCAGCCAGCAACAAGAACATTTACCGACAGAGGAAAACAAGCACTCATATCGCTTCCTATTGATCTCGCAACGGCAGGAACAGGAAAGTTTCTAGCTAGGCGCATAGGGGCGGATGTAATGCAAGAAGCGGAAAACGCGACATTGCAGTCAATTGCCAGACTTGAGAAACAAGGTAAATTTTTTGATGTTCCCGCTGGCGTTCGGTTTGGCCCACAAGGGATGGAATCACAGAAAATTCTTGCATCGCAGAAAAACGGCAAATTGCGGAGGAGGCTTGAAAAAACACAAGAGCAACTACTCCAATATGATCGGGCGTTAAAAGAAGGTCTACCAAACGAGGCTGGAGCATATCAGCAAACAATCGAAAGACTTAAAAAAGAATATGATGAGCTGACCAATCAAATCGCTGGGGACGACCAGCAAATGCGTAAACTCATTCAAAGCAATTTCCAAAAACGAGTTGATGCTTTACAAGTTGAGAGGCCAGATCGTGAACCAGTTGGTAATTTCTTTAAGCAATATCTGGATACCGCTGAGAAACTGGCAAACGATGCTAAAAGCGAGGCGTTTGGGGAATTCTATTCAATTGCAAACAAAAACAAGCTGAAAGTAAATCCTGATGAAATGGCTGATGTTCTTCTTGCTGTCAGAAAGGAAATGAAGGGTAAAAGGAATCCTGCAACTGATGCCATTGAACAAGAACTTAGGCAAAGAAAGTTCAAACGAAAAGAATACAACCAGTTCCTTAAAGCCGTTCAAAATGGTGAAGTAAAAGGAGATCCTGCGGTTATTCGTCGGCAACTTGACGACCTTAAAATGCAAGGCGGACCATTGGATTATGCAACAATGAACGCCTACATTGAAAGAATTGCAAAAGAGGTCCCAGAAGGTGGGGCTACAGGACAAGCAATTCCAAAGCAGGTAGCAGATGTGGCGTCAGCAAGACTCCAAGCATTTAGAGATAAAATCTACGCTAGGGATGGAATGACTTCAGCTTGGGGAAATGCCAGAATAAAAATGCAAGACAGAATGGCGTTTGAAGGCCAGACTCCCGCTAAAATGATGAAGACAATGTTTGGCGATGATGTAACTACACCATCACAAGTTATTAACACATTGATTTCTGACCCAACTAAAACAAGGCAAATATTCTCACTTCTACAGAATACGCCAGATCCAGCAATTGCTAATCAACTACCAGCTTTAAGGAAACAAGTCCAAGATATATACCTTGATTCAATTGGACTTGGGCGAGTGCCTGGAGCCGACACTAAATTTGTTGACTTCAACCCAGAGGTTGTGAAGGTACTTTGGGGTGTTGACCGGAAGGGAAACATAAACGAATTGGTAGGCCAACGGATGGTTCAAAAACTTAACTATCTAAACAAATCGTTTGCTGATGCTAAAGTGCCAATCAAGGACATTACGCCAGATGACATTGGTGCTTATTTCCAGTCTCTTGATGAAAACTCGTCAAACAGTTTAGCTAAGGCGATGGTGTCTAAGGCTAAAGCTCAAGATGATCTTGATAAATTTACAAACAATAAAGTTGTTGAGCTTGCGTTAAAGGGCAAGTGGGAGTTTCTTGATGGGGATTCTCTTCCAAAAGCATTGATTTCTAATACAACCTCATATCGTGAAGTTGGCAGAGTTTTATCTAAAATGCCAGACGAAGAGAAAGCTGTTTTAAGGAACGACTTCATGCGGGAGCTGCTGAATAATTATCCAGGAGGGGTTCCAATGAGACGCGCTCCATACGCAATGTTCTGGGATGCAAAAAGATTTTTGAAGGATGTAGACATCCCAAAAGGAAAATCAGATCTAGTCAAGAAAATGGAAACGGTTCTTGGTCCGGAAAAAACTCAAGAATTTATAGATATTTCTAGAGTAATGGATGCCACCAGCATATCTGGTGCTCCTCCCAAAGATCAAATTAGGGCTACGCTTGGACTTGGTGGTGCTTCGTTCTATCTTGCTGAAGGTCTTGGGTCTTACGCTAGGAATGCTTTTTACTCTGCAATGCTTGGTTCAAAAGCAGCTGACAGATCTGGACTTCTTAAATTTATTGCTCGTGATGCAGGGCCACAAAAAACAGAAGAAGCATTTAGAAAAGCTATTAAATATACAATTGGTACTAGGGCTGGAATCCAAGCTCTTATGGAGCAATCACGAAACGACCCAAGAGTTGCCGCAGAGCTTCAGAAGTTTGGTGCTACTTTGAAGAAAAGTGAACTTGAAGCAATCGAAACAATAGATAAACAATAAAATGCCGAAGACATCAAGCAAAAGCAAAAAACAAGTCCGTTATCTGCTCAGCAAGGGTTCTCCGCTTTCCTCAACGCAACAGAATAAGCTCAAAAAAGAGTTGCACTCTGGGGCCGTTAAGGTTAAAAACGGCAAGAAGACCAAATGAGCGACGAAGACCTATCAGCGATTGATAGTAAAGAGGCGATGAAAGAGTTCTTCCTTGAAGTCAAGGAAAGGGCTAAGCAATTCCCTCGGAACACTATCGAGAACTACAATCCGAATGTGGCGGCACAGATTCTCTGGATGCTGGCGCAGGGTGGGCGTATCAATGCTATTGCCAAGAAGTGCAGGGTGACGCATGAGACAGTTCGTGCGCTGGAGTGGAGGCATAACGATACGCTGGAGTCAAAGCGCAAGGAGTTCTCTAAACGCTACGCCATTGCTGCTGCTGAGTACACAGACCTGTTGTTCGAGAAAGCAGAGCAGTTGAGCCGTGATCCAGACCAGCTCAAGGCTATCTCACCAGACCGATTGGCGTTGACTATTGGCATTATGACCGATAAGGCTGGACAGCTCTCTGGTATGGCTAGCACCATTGTCGAGCATCGCAAGGGGCCGTCTATTGATGATGCCGCTAAGATGATCGCGGAAGCCAAGTCTCGTATTGCCAATAAAGTCAAAGCCCAAGCGGTAGAAGCCGAAATCGTAGAATGATACCAGAACCAGAATCAAGATACGCTGATTACGCTAAGGATGGAGGCAACCTCGTTCGCCACTACATGGTCGAGCATGACGGCGTTCAACACAAGTGCCATACGCTTTGCTACGCCTCATATCTAGCCGAGAAGTTCAACTCCAAGGTTTGGAATGTGGTGCTGGAGAAGTTCGTTAAGCCCTTCATTGGCGTATGCAGACATTGCAAGAAGCGTCGAGAGCTTCACTTTGTTGACGGGAATAGAGGATCATTTCCAGCGGAGGAGGATGCGTTTTGTTGCAAGGAGTGTGATAGCGTGTATCACATCAAAGACATCCTAATGGAGACTGGTGCATATAAAACGAACTAATGCAGTGGCGCAAACATCCAATCCTGCAGCCTCCAAGTGATGACGAGGTTGCCTTGATGGAGCCAGATGATCTCGTTGAGCTTCATCGAATCTACCATGAGGCTATTGATAACGCCGAGAAAGACCCATTCCGCTACGGGTTTAGGCTTCCGCATTGGGAGAAGGCTGAAGAGCAACTGCTTGAGGTTAATGAGATTGTGGCATTGGGGGGCAACAGGTCGGGCAAAACGCAATGGGGTGCATACTCGGTTGTAAAAGCCGCTGTAGAAAACCCAAGAGCTGAGATATTCTGTTTTGCTCAGACCGCAGAGGTCAGTATTCGCCAGCAACAAAGCACTGTATGGGACTGGTTGCCAGCAGAGATGCGCACCAAGCAAACCTCGGCTAATGCCTACATCTCGTACACGAAGAAGAACGGGTTCACGGATAATTCGTTGATCCTACCCAATGGGTCGCAGATAATCTTTAAGACTTACTCTCAGTATCAGAACAATCCTACAATTCTTGAGGGAGCCGAGCTTGGTTCGAGATCACCCAAGTGGCACAACATTGGGGTTTGGCTGGACGAGCATTTAGGCGGCCCAGAGCTAATTAACACTTTGCGCTTTCGACTTGCTACTCGCAATGCCAAAATGCTTGTGACATTTACGCCAATTGATGGATATACGGAGGTGATCAAAGAATACTTGGACGGAGCTACTAGCATAGAAAGCCGAGAAGCTGAGCTGCTCAACGGTGAGCTTGTCCCCTATGTCCAAAGGAGTAAGAAACGCAATGCCAGCGTCCATTACTTCCATAGCAAGGATAACCCTTTCGGTGGCTACGAGCGAATTAAGGAGACACTGGTGGGGAGGCCAAGGGAGGAGATCCTAATTCGTGCGTATGGGGTTCCAGTTAAGTCCCACGCCACCAAGTTTCCCAAGTTTAACAAAGAAGTTAATGTTGTCCAGCCATCAGAAATCCCAACTACGAATGTTACTCGCTATCAGATTATTGACCCGGCGGGTTCAAAGAATTGGTTTATGGCTTGGATTGCTGTGGATGCGTCTGGCACATTTTGGGTATATCGTGAGTGGCCGGGTGTTGATGTAGGTGACTGGGCTGAGTGGAAGGGTGGCAAGTGGATGCCAGGACAAGGGG